TGATCGGTCTTATTCCGAAGGTTATGGAAGAGATCGGTTTGGGCATTATCGCTTTCGCTGCAGTAATAGCGACAGGCGGACCGGCAATCACCAAGGCCATCACGGTTGTACTTCTGTCATTGATCGACGCGATCGCAGTTCTGACGCCGAAGATCGTTCAGACGCTGTACAAGCTGCTGGTAATGCTGGTTCAGACGATGGCCAAGTACATACCGAAACTGGTCGATGCTGGTCTTCGACTTCTGACGGGTATTCTCCAGGGTATCGCCAACAACCTGGGCAGGGTTATCACGGCGGCTACTAACGTCATCGTGGCCTTCATGAATGGCATCAGCAAGAATCTTTCCCGCGTCATTGACGCTGGTGTGAAGATGATCTTGAGCTTCATCAACGGGATATCTCAGGCTATCGACAAGCACTCGTCGGAGCTTGGTGCTGCTGGTGGGCGTCTGGCTGGAGCCATCATCAAGGGCATGGTAAAGGGTCTTGCCGCTGGTGTTGGGCAGATCGTATCGGCGGCGAGTAGTCTTGCGTCGTCTGCCATCAAGGCAGCGAAGCATGTTCTCGACTCGCATTCACCGTCGAAGGTGTTCATCAAGATCGGCCAAGATGTCAATAAGGGCTTCTATATTGGTCTGATGAGCGGGGACAAGAGCAAGATCGACTCCGCATTCAACGACATGAAGAAGAAGCTCCTCGATCTGTCTAAGAACACCAAGGCGTCTGCTTCTGAACGGAAGAAGGCTGCATCTGCATACACCGAACTGACCAAGGGTCTTAGCGACGAGCACAAGAAGCTTGACGCTCTATCGGTAAAGTACGACCAGTACACCGAGAAGATCAAGAACGCTAAGCAAGCGCTCGCCGATATCAAGAAGACCCGTGACGACTTCAAGAAGTCTGTAACGGATCAGTATTCGGTTCTTCCGGATATTTCAGCGGACACGTCGGTTGCCACCTACGAAGCCGACCTGAAGACGCAGATCGAAAAGACCAAGCAATTCTCGAATACTCTCCAGAGACTTCGCGATCTTGGCCTGAACGATGCAGCGTACAAACAGCTTCTGAACCAGGGCATCGATGCTCTGCCGTTCGCTCAGAATCTGCTTTCCGGCGGCAAGGACGCGGTCAAGGAAGTCAACAGTCTCGACGGTCAGCTGGAAACCGCCGCCAAGGCTCTCGGTAAGTCGGCATCCAGCGAGCTGTACGACGCTGCGGTGCAGTCTGCTGCAGGACTCGTAAAGGGTCTTGAGAACCAGCAGAAGGCCATCGAGAAGCAGATGGACAAGATCGCCGACTGGATGGTCAAGGCGATCAAGAAGGCTCTCGGGATCAAGTCCCCCTCGAGGGAGTTCATGGAGGTCGCGGAATATTCCGCGCAGGGTCTGATCAAGGGCCTGGGCGATATGTCCGGTTCTGTCCAGAAGGCTGCTGCAGGCACCGGACAGACTGCTGTCGATTCTCTTCGGAAGTCGCTTAACGGATTCTCGGATCTGATGACCGCACCGGTCAATCTGCAGCCGACCATCACTCCGGTTCTGGATCTGTCCAGTGTCAAGAAGGGCGCCAGTCAAATTGGCAGCCTTATCCCGACTCAATCTGTCTCGGTAGACGCGGCATACGCCAAGGCAACGTCTATAGCCACCGACCGGATGAGTACTTCGGATGCCGTAGCCTCGACGTCTTCAACAGTGTCGAAGGCAGTGACCTACAACCAGTACAACACCTCGCCTAAGGCTCTGCCCGCGGCGGAGATCTACCGTCAGACCAACAACCAAATATCCAAGCTGAAGGGAGCTCTGGAGGATAAGTGATCACTCTGATCGAAGCTCGAACCCTCCAGGGCACTCTTCTGAGTCTGCCGCTGGATGACATATCTGGTGGCTACAGCGTTCAGAAGGTGACCGGTCTTGACCCCGTAAAGGCTACGATCGTGTCATCAGCCTTCGCGAATGCTGACGGCGAGCAATACCAATCCGCTCGTCGTGAAAAGCGAAACATCGTGCTCACGTTGGGGTTCGAAACCGACTACATCACGAACAGTGTTCGCTCACTCCGGAAGAACCTGTACGAGTTCTTCCAGACGAAGAGCTACGTCGGTCTTCGGTTTTACGACGATGATGGTCTCACCGTGAACATCGCCGGAAGGGTCGAGTCATTCGATTCCGACCTCTTCTCGGAGGAGCCGACAGTCGATATTTCGATTCTCTGCTTCGACCCGGATTTCGTCAATGTTAACTCAGCGACGTTTTCCGGGTCCACGGTGGCCAGCACAACGAACACCGTGATCCAGTACGATGGTGATATCGAGACAGGTCTTGTACTCACTCTGAGTGTGAACAGGACCTTGACCGAATTCACCATCTACAACACCGGTGAAGACTCGATCGTCAGAAGTCTGGATATCGCCGCGTCACTTGTCTCCGGTGATGTTGTTGTTATCAGCACCATCACTGGGGCCAAGTCGGTAAAGCTGACCAGATCTGGCGTCACGTCTTCCCTGCTGTACGGGATGACGACCCAATCAGACTGGGTGGAATTTGCCCCGGGGGAAAATCACTTCAGGGTTTACGCAACTGGAGCGGCTATCCCATATTCCGTCACATACTCTGAGCGTTACGGGGGTCTGTGATGAGTATGGAGGTGTATATCCTCGACAGTCTCTACCGTCGGACCGAAGTAGTCGACCGTTACGAATCGCTTATCTGGACAGAGCGATTCTCAGCAGCAGGCGACTTCGAACTGAAGCTTCACTCGACTCTGGAGAACCGCACTCGGTTCGTAGAAGGAGTCAAACTGGCTATCATTCCGTCATATCGGGTCATGATAGTAGAGACTGTCGAGGATGGCATCGACGACGAGGGCCAGGAGATCCTCACTGTCAAGGGCCCTTCTCTCGAAGCCGTTCTCGATCAGCGTATGGCGCGAAGTGCCATGAACGACACCACCACGAATCCGTCGTGGACGTTGACGGGCACCCCAAAGGTCATAGCGACGCAGATGTTCCACGATATTTGCGTTACTGGGGTTCTCGATTCTGGAGATGTGATTCCTCTCATACACGAGGGGAACATCTTCACCACAGATACGGTACCCGCCCCAACGGACACCATCGAATACGTGGTAAGCCCCGACACCCTGTACAACGCAGAGAAAACTCTGTGTGACCAGTACCTGATGGGGTTCCGCCTCGTACGAAACGCGGACACGTCGCAACTGTGGTTTGACATCTACATGGGAAGTGACAGAACCTCGCACCAGACGGCACTTCCCGCTGTCATATTCAGCTCGGGCCTGGGAAACCTACACAACACATCCGAGCTGAGGTCCACTGCGCTGTACAAGAACGCGGCTTACGTCATAACTCCGGTGGGCACTCGGATCGTGTACCCAGACGACGTCGACACGACGATATCCGGCTTTGACCGACGTGTTCTGATAGTCAACGCTGACGACATCACGGATACCGACTCAGTAGTCGCTCAGGCTCTCATGCTCCAGAGGGGTATAGATGAGCTTGCACAAAACCGTAAGGTTCATGCATTCGACGGTGAGGTAAGCCAGACCAGTCAGTACGTGTACGGCACCGACTACAACCTTGGTGACCTGGTAGAGACCCGCAACACCGACGGCGTTTCTAACAGTATGCAGGTTACGGAGCACATATTCGTGGCTGACAGCGAGGGTGTCCGTTCATACCCGACGTTGGCTGTTACCCAGTTCGTCACAGCCGGATCTTGGGTCGGTCTCCCGGCAACCAAGACCTGGAACGACTACACCACAGAAGAGTGGGCTGATCTGCCCGGTTAGGAGGTCAAAATGGCAGTCGGAGACGAAGCTCAAGCTCAGGGGTATTCGATCGTTCCGAACACCGATATCGTCAAGAACGGTGCACAGGAAATAAATCGAACGCGCGATTACGTAGCAGAGGTGAAGGTGCTGGTGCCTACCGGTAAGGCTGCTTACCGAAACGCCGTCGGCATCACTTCGGGGACCGCTGACCCGACCGGTGGTAACGACGGAGACATCTACTTCAAGATCCTCAGTTAGGCGGATCCGTGACCGACTGGACTAAAACCACCGGCTCAACCGGAACTATGATGATCCGGGACACTGGGTCGTCGGTTGAGTTCTGGTTCAAGGCCGGATATTCCAGCGACTGGTACAACGATCTTCACTTCAGCTACACAGTCGATGGTGACACAACCAGCAAAACGATCGACTACCCGACGGGCGCTGACTGGAAAAAGGTCGGTTCCGATACTGCGACCTACAGTCAGACCGTAACGTTCAAGCTCCTCACCGCCACTGGTGTTTCCGGCATGGGTGGACCGACAACGTTCACCCACTCTGTTAGCCGGGATACGGTTCCTGGAGCTCCAAGCGTTCCGACCATATCCGGCATCACAGCTACTTCGGTGGTTGCGAAGTTCAGTGACGGATCAAATGGCGGAGACGCGATCGATGCTCGTCAGATCAGGTACGACAACAATTCTGACGCTTCATCGAGCACAACAGTCAGTTCGGATGGCTCGACCACCATTTCGGGTCTGACGACCAACACGACTTACTACTTCTGGGCCAGAACTCATAATTCAGTGGGTTGGGGGCCATGGTCCGGAAGGTCAAGCGCCAAAACAATCTCAGTCCCGACTGCTCCGAGTGCTCCACTTCTTTCCAGCATCACAGCAACAACTGTTGACGTCTCCTGGACGGATAACAGCAATGGCGGAGCCTCGATCACTGCTCACCAGATCGGCCGCGGTACTAGCGCACTGGGTCCGAGCGTAACTGTTTCGGCAAGTTCGCCTCAGGTACTCGCAGGTCTGGCTCCGGGTAATACGTACTACATATTCGTCAGGGCTCAGAACTCTGTCGGATGGAGTGCGTGGTCAAAACCCACAAGCATGAGAACGGTCGCGGGTGCCTATATTCTTGTTGGCACCACATGGAAGCTTGCAGTCCCGTATGTGAGAGTAGGCGGGGTATGGAAGCTCGCTGAAGCATGGAGTCGTACCGCGGGGGTCTGGAAGAGGACAACTTAAAAAACGCCTTCCATCCTGGGGAAATAGGGGAGAAATTTTAATGACGGAAGTCTGGCTCAGGGTGATCCTGGTTATTTTCGGATCCGCAGCAGGCTCTACCGGTTTCTGGGCTTTTCTGAGGAGTAGGGACTCCCGGAGAAACGCTACGACCCGTCTCATGATGGGTCTCGCGTATGTCCAGATCACCACGATCGGTCTTCAGTACATCGACCGAGGGTCGGTCACGAAGGACGAGTACGAAGACCTCGATACGTACTTCTACCAGCCTTACGTCGCTCTCGGCGGCAATGGGACTGCGAAGCGCATCATGCAAGAGGTACAGAGGCTTCCGCTCCGACCGCATGAATTCCACGCAGAGATATTCCGGAACCGTGAAGAAGGTTGGGTAAACAATGTCCGAGTCGTCAGCCGTGGCCGTCAAGAAGCCTCTCCTGAGTGATGGGGCGTACAACAAGCTGAAGCACACAGCCGCGATCGCTCTGCCGGCCGTCGCCGCTCTCTACATCGCTCTGGCTCAGATCTGGCATCTCCCGAAGGTCGAGGAGGTCGCCGGGTCCATCGCATCGGTGAACACGTTCCTCGGTGTGGTTCTCGGTCTCTCGACGAGGACGTACAACAACAGCGACGCCAAGTACGCCGGCGTGATCAAGGCGCATGACGACGGCACGAAGATCACGGCCAATCTGGTTCTGAACACCCCGGAACCGTCGGATATCCTCTCGATGGGATCCGCAACCTTCAAGGTCGAGAGCACCACCGAAGCATCCACCTCCAAGTAGTTCTGAAGGAGAAGCATGATCGGCAACGAAGAGATCGAGAAGCGGTTCGGTTTCCACAAGGCGGCCATCGAGGGTCCGGATGCCACCAACGAGACGCACGCAGATCTCCGGGCCGCGTTCAAGGCCTTCGCCAAGATCCTCGACGAGGCTATCCCGGACGGCAGGTACAAGTACCTGGCCTTCACCGAGCTGGAAGCCTCTTCGATGTGGTCTCACAAGGCCATAGCCGAGAAGGCTCCTCTGGTCAGCGAGTAGTACCTTCCACAACGGTCGCATATTTTACAGGGGGTATAATGAGACCCCTACGAAAGGCACTGCTTTGTTGAAGAAGCCGACGTTCAAGAAGGGCGAGCCGAGTGACCTCGAGAAAGAGATCGCGCGCCTGCTCGAAGTAATGGAGGGCCTGGAGCCCACCGAAGAGACCTACGCCACCGTGGCGGACCAGCTCGTCAAGCTCTACAAGCTCAAGGAAGTCGATTCCAAGAAGCGTGTGAGTCCTGACGCCTGGGCTGCCGCCGCGACCAACCTCGCCGGTATTCTCCTGATCCTCAACTTCGAACACGCGCACGTGATGACCTCGAAGGCCGTTTCGTTCGTCATGAAGTCCGTCAAGTGACAACAAGCTGACCGAAGAAGGAAGACAAACAGACGGCGTGTAGACCCTAACAAGGTTTACACGCCCTTTGTTTTTTGCCTTTCGGGTCTCGCAAGAATTACACGGCCTATATTGAGACCCTCTACGAAAGGTAAAACGTGAACAAGAAGCTTGCCGAACTCAAGCAGAAGATCAAGAAGCACGCCCCTATCATCGTCTCCACCACAGCTGTCATCGCTGCCACGACCCTCGCCATCCGAAACCAGATGCTCAAGAAAGAACTTGAGCGTGTGACCCTCGGATACGAGGACAACGAGGAGATCAAGGACGCGTGGAGGGTGATGAAGGAAACGGGCGACGACCAGCTCTTCCGCGACAGTTCCGGGAACCCTCTGTTCAAAATGACCGAATTCTAAGTCTGATCTCAAGAAGCCTCTAGGCCCCTACATGGGGCTTATGCTTTGCCTCGCAAGGTTTACAAGGCTTAAAATGAGACCATCTACGAAAGGCACCGCCATGAACGAAAAGCTCGCCAAGGTAAAGTCCTACATCTCCTCCAACGCTCCCCAGCTTGTTACCGCTGTCGCGTCTGTCGGCATTCTGGCCACCGTCATCCGAACCCAAATGGTTCAGGAAGACCGGCGGAACGCTCAGGCAAACGCACTCGACCAGGCTCACGCGGCTGGATGGGACTTCGACTTCTACCCCGGCGTAGGCATGATCGTGCACGGAAAGCTCGACGACAAGAACTGATCTCAAGAAGCCTCTGGGCCCCTACAAGGGGCTTAAGCTTTGCCTTTCTAAGGTCGCATATTTTACAAGCCTTATAATGAGACCCCTACGAAAGGCATCCCATGAACCGCAAATTCTACCTCGGATTGTTCTTGGTTGTTGCTGGAACGGCTGGCGCCTCCGTCACTGTCACCCTCCTCCTGAGGGACCTACTCGCAAAGAAGAAGCCCGAAACTCCTACCGTCACCTTGACAGGTAAGGAAGTATTCGCCCATCTTTACGCGATAAAGTCCGTCATCGAGAAGGCTGACGAGGGCGGATACGACAACGTCCAGGATCACCAAGCAGCAATGGAAAGTGACTTCGCGTTCTTCAAGATCGAATTCATGGAGAGTTGACAAAAGCCCTCTACCCCTACATGGGGTATGGCTTTTCCTCTCGCAAATTTTACAGGGGCTATAATGAGACCCCTACGAAAGGATTCACCATGAACAAGGACAAGCGCGACCAGATCAAGAACAAGATCAGGGCCTACGCTCCCGCTGTTATCGGCTTCACCGCCGCCGCAGGCTCCGTTGCACTCATCGCCACCACCCTCATCAAGACCGCCAACAAGGCTCTTCTTGAGGAGACGGCGTTCGAGCCGCTTCCGGTAGTCACCGGCGAGGAGAGGACGAAGCTGCTGGAGCGCGAGGACACGATCCTGCAGAAGGTCGAGGACGACGTCTGGTTCCTCTCCGTGGTACCCACCCCTGAAGTCTGATCTCAAGAAGCCTCTGGGCCCCTACATGGGGCTTAAGCTTTCGCAAAATCTACAGGTCCTATAATGAGACCCCTACTCTGATTGGACCCGCCGTGTTTCGAAGGAACAAGCTGGCTGCCCAGGTAACGCTCGTCAAGACCCCAAAGGCCAAAGACTCCACCCCTGGAGAGGACAAGATCCTTCACCCCGAAACTGCCAAGCTCATCACCGAGCGGAGCAAAGAGGTTGTGAAGTATGTCGCCCTTACCGTGGTTGGCGTCTATATCGCCGTCAAGGCTGCCGACACCCTGAGCCAGATTGCCGTCAAGAAGACCAAAAGCGCAGACAACGAGAAGTAACCTCAAGCCCACCCCGCAAGGGGTTTGGGTTTTTCCCCGGTGGGGAATTTCGGAAGAACTCGCAAGTTTTACACGGGGTATAATGAGACCCCTACTCTAGATTGGAACCCGTCATGGACGAGAACAACAACGAGACCGAGACCTCCACCGTCAAGAAGGCAGCGAAGCTGGCCAACGACGCCGTTGTGATCACCGCGATCGCAGTCAGCATCGTCGGACTCAGCAAGCTCGCCTACGACACGGCTGAGGTCGGTGTCGAGAAGTTCAAGGCCTGGAAGAAGTCCAAGAAGAACGACTGATCTCAAAGCCTCTAAACCCCTACATGGGGTTTATGCTTTCACTGGGGGGAATATGGAAGAGCCGAAACTGGTAACGCTTGTTCCCGAGGAAGAGCCGGAACAACCTCCTCCACCTGCTGAGGATCTCGGAAGAAAACTCGTCGTTCAGATAGTAGCTCTCGTCTGCCTCAAGGTGGCGACCGGGATAGTCATCAGAAGCCTGTCGAGAACGATCCGGGACTTCGACGTGCTATATCCCGAGCACCTCAACCGAATTCGATGGAGGGACTGACTGTGAGTGGTGGGTCGTACAACTATCTCTGTTACAGAGAAGACCTCGATGATCTGCTCGGTCACAAGTACGACATCGAATCCATGCGCGTAACTCTCAGCGATCTCGGGTACGCCGATGAAGCTGCCAAAGAAACGCAAGAGCTTCTCGATCTGATGGCTCAGTGGGACGCCAAGGCTCAAGAGATCGCCGAAAACCTGAAGGACGTTTGGAAAGCTGTCGAATGGTGCCATTCCTGCGACTACAGCGAAGAAGAAGTCAAGAAAGCCGTCGCAAAATATAAGGCTTCCAGGAAAGAAAAGGACCCATCGTGACCTACGCACCTCGAAAGCCGAAGGCCCTGGACAAGATCAAGGAGGCCTGGGACGAGAACCCGCTCGGCGTCGCCATCGTGGCCGCCGGCCTCCTCACCGCGGCGGGGAAGCTCATCGACTCGATCAGCGGCATCCAGAGCCGGCGTGCGTATGCACGTCAGGGTCGGCGTAAGAAGTAGGATCTTCGATCCATTTCGACGACTAAAACACAAACAACCACCAGAAAAGGAATCAAGAAATGACGATGACCATAAGCTTCCGCAAGGGTGTCGACTCTCCGCTCGACGGCGTGACCAAGCTGGTGTTCGGCGCCGCCTGGGACCGCAAGACCAAGAAGCAGCCCGGATGGGCCCGCAAGATCGCCGTCAAGACGGGTGGCAAGGTCAACCTGGGCGGCGGAGAGCAGGACATCGACCTCGATCTGGCGCTGGTCCTGTACCGCGACGGCAAGCCCAAGCGTGTCGTGATCGGTCACAACATGGACCCGGTGAACGGCTCGGCGGTCCACTCCGGCGACAACCAGACCGGTGACGGCGACGGCGACGACGAGACAATCACTGTGGACCTGACTCGGCTTCCCGCGTGGGTGACCGAGTGGGCGGTAGCGGTGTTCGCTTACAAGATGGGCACCAACTTCGATCAGGCCCAGAACGTCTCGCTCAACATCTACGACGCCAGCGGTCAGGGTGCGCCTGTACTGCTCGACGAGCTGATGCCGACCCTCGGCTCCGGTGAAACCGCCTGCATCATCGCCAGCGGCAAGATCAACCGAAACGCGGCAGGCGACCCCACCGAGGGCTGGACCACCACGCTGGTCGAAAAGTCCGGCCGCCTCAGCACTCAGGGAGACGACGACGCCGTGTTCAAGTTCGCTAAGAATAACGCGGGTATCTAACGGTATTTCGAGTCGGCGCTCGCAAGTTTTACAAGGGGTATAATGAGACCCCTACGTTTGGAGCCGAAATGCCCAAGAACAAGCTCATCTCCGCGAAGAACAAGATCGCACAGCACAAGACGAAGATTCTCGTCGGCGCGCTGGCCGTTACCACGGTCTACGCAGCCGCCCTGAACCGGAACAAGACGCTGTTCGACAACTTCCTCAAGGAGAAGGACCTGTACGAAGAGTACTACACCCCCGAAGACGACATCTGATCTCAAAGCCTCTAAAGCCCCTACAAGGGCTTTATGCTTTCGCTTCATATCCCAGGGAGAACGACGTGTCCGACGAAACGACCGAGATCAAGAACGAGGACGTCGACGTCCTTCCCGATGAGAGTGACGCGGAGACCGAGGACGTTTCCGATACCGATCCGGAGACATCCGAAGAGACGGCCCGGCCCTTCATCAAGTACACGGGCGGACCTCGCCGTACCGGGTCCATCTGGAACAGCCCGCTGGGGCTCGTGGCGATCGTATATATCGCAACCAAGGTGATCGATCTCACGTACCGCGTCGTCATCGAGAACCAGAAGGCGAAGCAGGCCGATAAGTGACATATTCGTAGGGGTCTCGCAAGTATTACAAGCCTTATAATGAGACCCCTACGAAAGGCACTGTCATGAACAAGTCCTTCCTCACCACTGTCATGGAAAATGCCCGCGCCAAGAAGGACGCTGACAAGACCGTCGATGAGCTCACCAACCACTACAACGAAGCCGCTGGAAAGCGACTCGTCAAGCAGGTTGCGTTGGCCACCGTCGGAACTGTCGCCGCCCTCACCGCGCTGAGCATCTACCTGAACAAGGTCGAGAAGAACCTGCCCGAGACCGACCCCGAAGACTGACCTCACGGCCTCTAAACCCCTACATGGGGTTTATGCTTTCGTCCGAGCAAAACACAAACAAGGAGAACCTCATGCGCGTCATTCGCAACATCGCCATAGCCATCCTGGCTTCGTTACTGCTGGGCGCGATCGTGTTCGTTCTGGCCGGCGGTCTGAACAACAACCAGCAGGCAGCAGCGGCAACCTCGGTCACGATGGTCACTCCGTCTCCGACCAAGTCGCCCTCACCGGCTCCGAAGAACCTCCTCGGCACCTGGCACCAGACCAACAGCGGGATCCCCGGCATCACGATGACCGCCGTGGTCACCGACGGCAGCATCAAGATCTACGAGGTCATCGACGGCGGTCAGGAGGGCTACTCCGATGTCCACGGCCTGTACTGGTCGGGTACGTTCGACGCGTTCGACTCCACCGTCATCACGTCCAAGGCGTACAAGGGCGACCTGGAGCTCAGCTACCTCGGCTCGCTGGACGACAAGAAGAGGTTCACCTACGAGAACGGCGAGCTCAGCTTCCAGTTCTCGATCATGAAGATGACGACCATCGTCCAACTCTCCAAGTAGGAGCTACTCGCACATGGCGAAGAAGCGCGGAAAGATCGTACGGCATATCCCGTTCGTCCTCGCGGCAACCGCTGCTGGATTCGCGATCAAGAACGCCGTAGATTACCGGAACGAGTACCATCGTTTTCTCGAGAAGTCCGAGAACATGGTTGAGATCCCGGCGGAGATCATGCAACAAGTACGTGAGGGTCTAACTCTCATCTACTGGGTAGACGGGGAGGGTAAGAACCACTACCAAACAACCCAGAACTCTCTCATCAAGAATCTCTGATCAATCGCTTAAGAATCGCCGGCTGGCGACAAGACAGGAGTTTGTCATGGATTTCGGCATACTGTTCAAGAATGTCGGAAAGGTCGCCGCAGAGAACTCGCCGGCGCTTCTTACTGCATTGGGTGTCTCTGGCGCCCTGACAACCGCATATCTCGCCGCTAAGGCGGGGTTCAAGTCGGTGGACGTCCTTCGTGACGCCGAGGAAGCCAAGAAGGCAGAGTTCCTCGACGAGGCCATCAAGACCGTGGAAGAGGGACCTGAGCCGGAGGGCATCGAAACGATCTCGCCGGAGCCTCTCACCACACAGGAGAAGGTCGAAGCGGTCTGGCACCTCTACGCACCTGCGGCGGCAAGTGCGGCTCTGACGGTTGCGGCGATCATCCTCGCGGCCCGTGTAGCCGATCGGCGTAACGCAGCTCTGGCGGCGGCCTACACCACCGTCGAGAAGAGTTACACGGAGTATCGGGCGAAGAACGTCGAGAAGATCGGCGTGAAGAAGGAGAAGGATCTCCGCGACGAGATCGCTCTGGATCAGATCGACAAGCATCCATTCCGGGATTCCACGTTCGTGGTCACCGGCAAGGGCAACACGCGTTGCTTCGACGCGTACTCCGGGCGCTACTTCACCAGTGATGCGGAGTCCATCCGCCAGGCCGTGAACAACATCAACGCCCTGATCATCAACGATGGGTACGCATCACTCACCGATTTCTGGGAGGAGCTCGATATCCCGAGCACTACCGATTCGGGTGAGATGGGCTGGAACACCGACAAGCTCATCGAAATCAGTCAACCATTCCCGGCAAGGGTCTCTCCTGAAGATGGGGAACCGTGTCTGGTCCTGGTGTTCAACGTTCTCCCGCGACCGAG